CATTACCTGATGAGGATGATTTGTTTGAATAAAACCTTATGTACGCCTAGATGGGCATCACTAAGAGATGAAACGCATGAAACAGAAGGCGACAAATTAGCCCAGGTAGCACGCTTGTTAGGCTTTGAACTTTTTGATTGGCAACGCAAGGTTGCAGATGTAGGTTTAGAAATAGACAAAGCCGGGTCATATAAGTACCGTACCGTGTGCGCCCAGGTAGGCAGGCAAAATGGAAAGTCAAAATTAATTGAAACGCGTATTGCTTATGAATTGCTACAACCTAAAAGACATGTTGCCTATACTGCCCAGGATCGCAATATGGCTAAAGGTAAATGGGAAGAACATTTATTAAGTTTTCAATTATCTCCTAAATTTTCAAAGCGCATTGCTAGGGTGTCTAGGGTTAATGGCAGTGAGAAGATATACATGCGTAATGGTTCAACCTATGGAATTGTTACACCTAATGACAAAGGCGCACGCGGTTTAAGTTTGAACCTAATGGTTATTGATGAAGCCTTAACCCATCCGCTATCACTTATTGCAAATTTACAACCAACCCTGGCAACTAAGCGCAATGGCCAATTATGGATTCTTTCTAATGCTGGCCGCCCTGGACAATCTGAGTTATTAGAGCATTACCGGGAGATTGGTCATAGAGAAATTGCCGAACCGCAAAATAGGCTTGCATGGTTTGAATGGTGTCCATCCTTAGATGACTTTGATTATTTAGATCAAGATGTGTGGTATCAGGCAATACCTTCATTGCATGAGGAAAGAGGTGTTTTGCTAGATGCAGTTAAAGAAGCGGCGGCAACTAATAGTCCTGAGATATTTACAAAGGAATGGTTAAATGTGTGGCCATCCAGGGATGCCGTACAAGTCATCAATACTGAATTATGGGATTCATTGGCTAGAACAGATATAACTGTTGGTAATCAAGTTGTATTTGGAGTTGATATATCGCGTGAGCGTGATCGCGCTTCAATAGCAGTATCCGGGTTAGTAAGAGATTTTACGCCTATTGAGTTAATAGAATGTAAAGAAGGCACATCATGGGTTTTGCCGCGATTAGTTGAACTATGTAAAAGACACAACACCATGGTAGTTATAGATACCGGATCACCTGCCGCATCACTTATAGTTGAACTAGAAAAACAAAACATTGGCGTAATGTCTATTCACTTGCGTGATTACGCTAGGGCATGTGGTTCTTTCTATGATGCAGTACAAGCAAAAACTATCAGCCATTTAGATGACCCAAATCTAAAAACTGCAATCCTGGGTTCAACTAAACGGCCACTGGGTGATTCCTGGGCATGGAATCGCCAAAGCACAACAAACATAACACCACTTGTTGCCGCTACACTGGCACGGTATGGAGTGGTAACCAAAATTGAAGATTTACCAGTGGCAAGGAGTAAAATATACTAATGAAATACATACCATCAGTTTTACAAATTATAGGTTCTTTAGTAACAGTTGCAGGTGTCGCAACATTTAACCCAGTTGTGGCTGTAATATTATCAGGTGTGTTTTTAGTTTTATTTGGTATTGCTTTGGAAAACAGAGGTAAATAATGCTAGGCCGATTACTTAAAAGACAAATCCAACCATCAATGGTTTATACATCATCAGGTTACATTGATTCTTTGGGTCGTGTTGGTAGATTCTTTGAAGGTAATTGGGCTGGTACTTATGTAGATCAAAACACTGCATTAGGCATACCTGCAATTTATCGCGGCATAACTTTAATTAGTGATGCTATTGGTGCGCTACCGCTTTGTGCTTATCGCAACAAACGCAAGGTAGTACCAACCCCACAAATACTGATGCGGCCAGTACCTAACGAAACTAGAATGGAAACAATTAGCGCAATGGCCGCCGCTTTAATTGTTCACGGTAATTACATTGCGGTATTAGGCGAACCAGGTGTTAATGGATTACCTGATTCAATTTATCCGGTGTCACCTGACCGCGTGCAGGTAGCAAAAGAGAATGGCCGAATCATTTACAAGATTGATGATAAGTCATACGATCAATCAGAAATTATGCACATCAAGAACTTTACTATGCCAGGTGATTTAGTTGGTAAAGGTATTCTTGCCGTTGCAAAACAAGCATTGGGTAAAGAGATTGCAATCAATGAATATGCGGCAAGATACTTTGATGGTGGCGTAAATCCTACTGCCGTTATTAAATCTGCTAATCCTGATTTAACGCAAGAAGAAGCGGATGCATTAAAGAACGCATGGATGGCAATGTATTCATCACGCAACAGATCACCTGTTGTTATGAACTCATCAACTGACTTTGAAGTGTTAAGTAGCAATGCGGCTGAATCTCAATTAGTTGAGGCACAAACAGCCGGATTAACAGAGGCGGCCAACATCCTAGGGTTGCCGCCCTACTTTTTAGGTTCACCTAATTCAAGCCGTACTTACTCAAATGTTGAACAAGAAAACTTACAATTGGTTAAGTGGTCAATACAACCAATAGCCGAAAGAATAGAAGCGGCATTTTCTGATTTACTTGTTCGCGGTCAGGTAGCCGCATTTGAGTATGAATCATTATTAAAAACTGACACTGCAAGTAGATATGATGCTTATGCGGTTGCGTTATCTAATGGATTCTTAACTGTTGATGAAGTAAGAGATTATGAAAACCTTGATCCTATGGATCACGAAGAAGATATGAACCCTGAAGTTGAAAGTTCATTGCAAGATGATGTAGAAGATACAGTAGAGGATAATAACTATGTCTGAAGAAAAAATGGAAAATAGAAATTACTCAGTAAATTTAGAGTTGCGTGCCAATAGTGATGGCCGTACTATTTTTGGTATTGCCGTGCCCTATAACAAAGAACAGCGCATCACTAGCACCATGATTGAGGTTTTTAGAAAAGGTGTTTTTTCAGAAGTTATTAAAGCACCGCACCGGGTTAAACTTCTTAGAGGTCATGGCGAAAATAATGTACTAGGCCGTGCCACATTATTAAAAGAAACAGATGATGGCCTTTATGCTGAATTTAAAATCTCAAAAACGCGTGAAGGTGATGAAGCATTGGAATTAGTTAAAGATGGCGCGTTAGATCAATTATCAGTTGGCTTCATGCCAATTAAAAACAAAAAAAGGCCTGATGGTGTCATGGAAAGACTTAAAGCACATTTAGCAGAAGTATCACTTGTTACCTTTGGCGCTTATGGCGAACTTGCCAGTATTACCGGTATGCGTGAAGGCCAACCCCAATTGACCCCTAGACTAGATGAGGCAAGGAAAATATTAGATGCCATACAGCGTAGTAAGTAATCACCCTGATTGTGAAGGTTATGCAGTTGTCAAAACTGCAAGCAATGAAGTAATAGGTTGCCATAAAACCCAGGCTCAGGCTGATGATCAAATGACCGCCATTAATATTGCAGAGTACGGCACTAGGGAATTGCCTGATAATTACAGACCAGCATCTAGTGACGATGTGCCTGAAGGTCGCAATTGTGCTAATTGTTATTTTTACAAAGCAGGCTATTGTGATCTATGGGATGATAATGTGCAGGCCGATTATTATTGCAACAGGTGGGCAATGCAAAATCAAAATAGAGCCGAAAGTTTTACACCTACAACCGCAATGAAAACAGAGGCACAAAGAGGACTTGATTGGCGCAGAGAGTTTGGCAGAGGTGGCACTGAGATAGGTATTGCTAGGGCTAGAGATATTGCAAGTGGCAAAAACTTGCCTTTAGAAACAATAAACCGCATGGTATCTTTTTTTGCACGCCATGAAGTAGATAAAAAGGCTAAAGGTTTTAGTCCAGGTGAAGATGGTTATCCTTCTAATGGTCGCATTGCCTGGGCATTGTGGGGTGGGGATGCCGGTAAATCATGGTCAGAGAAAATTGCAAATCAAAACAGATTTGATGATAAAACAAGATTTAACACGGCGCTTGAAATACTAAAAAATTTAAAAAAAGAGATATAATTTCCATAAGTCGTAGAACACCTAACCCCGATTACCGGCGCGTTACACCTTCTCA